TTATCTGATTATGACATAGCGGTTGGACACCTAAATATATACGGTAAACAATCTAGTGTATACCCATGGAATCCAGTAATTAAAACTGGAAAAACTGGTATAAGTTTGGAACCATTAAATACACTTTCGACGCGTGACTATGGGTACGACATATATGTCGAATTATTTACCGGGCATGGCGGAAAATTAGTAAAAATTTCACGAGACCTTACGAATGATAATAATCTTGACAACGGTACAGGTGGACAAACTCTAATTACATCTTTTAATTATTAATTTTACCATTTAGGGAAAACCCAAAGGTAGAATCAATTTAAATAACTTTACGCCCTGATGGAATCAGAGACGGCTAAAAATAAAACGCCGGCAATGAAAGCCATGACGACGTAATTACATTCAGTTTCTTCTATACCCACTTCTTTGGGGGTATCTTTCTTTTCAACGATGGATTCTTTCTTCTGAATCTCAGGTTCAATATCCTCCAAAGGACAATAACCTATCATTATTTATACTGTACTTAGAGATTAATTTCAGTTTTCTTTTTTCGTCTCGTTTTTTTGGTCTTTGAAGAATTCACATTTACTTCTTTTACTTCTCCCCCTGTCGAGTCCCCCGATATAGACACGATGTCCGATAGATCATCATCATCTTCTTCGGGTTGCAATTGGTGTGCAGCTGTATTCATGGGAGGTGGAGGTGGCATCATGATACCACCCATTAGACTGGATATATCAAGACCGGGACCCTTCATTTCATAATCCCCTGTACCACCTACAGGGGCTGCATCTGCAGGTCCTGTTGTAGACCTAGTTGTATTCTGAACCGCAGACATCATATTTTTTAGTAAATCTGGGTTCTGCTTAAGTACATCATTCATATTTGGAAGTGCAGTCTTAAACATACTATTTGTTAGGTGGAACATCATAGCAGAACCGCCCAACATCATGATCATCTTGATCTCTGGTGCGACACTCACCTTGGAGCGGTACTTGACATAGAGTTCCTCAAAGACACCATCATAGTCATCAACATTTTCCATTACAGATTCAGACCAACCCTCGAGTTGAACCTCAAAAGGATTATACCTTTTATTCAAAAATTCGAGACCGGTCACACAAGCGACTAACATTCTCCTAGAAAATCTCACAGACTGTTCAACATCAATACTATATGTAATTCTCTTTACTTCTGACCTTAGCTCATCTACACCAGAATAAGCACTGAGTCGTTTATTAACAGTAAATCCCTTCTTTTCTAAACGACCCAGTTTATTAATCAGATCCGCCTTTTCTTCATCTATCGATGTATACCCCTTGGACGGCTGCTCCTCACCCTGAGAAGGTTTTTCATCGTATGCGGCATCATCGTAGAAATTTTGCTCAGATTCACCATAATCAATTTCTTCGTCGTTAGATGGTTGAGCTGGAGCAGATTGTTTATTGGGGTTTACAAATGCATCTATTGCTTCCTGTTGTTGTCCCATCTGGGGTGGAGTGAAGTTTGGTCTAGGTCTTTTTACAGGCTGGGGGCGGGGAACTTGAATTTCAATTTCATCCATCAATGCCTGTTCATCCGCATCCAATTTCATAATATTAGTGGTACGACCTCGGTCGAGAATAATTTCTTCGTCCATCTACTAGCTACTTGGAAAGTATTAAGTATTCTTTAACGCAATTTTATAAAAAAATCTATATGTATATTATAATGTTTAATCTTAACCGCGCAAACCGAAATGGCTTAATGTCTATAGCTGTCCTAATCGCCATCATTACGCTTCTGACTTTTTTCGGAACCCGTAGTAAATATCAACCCAGACCAATTGATATCACCCCTGTCACTGAGAAGAGTATATTTGAATTGAAATCAGACATCGAGTGCACTGCTGGGCATGGTAAAGAGGGTGACATTTACAGTATGGGATTGACTCCAGGTGGATTGTGTGGTTCTTCCAAACTCGTTGGTGATCACGCCAGCTATCAAATAGATGGCGGTATTGGTGGATCTTTAATCTAAGTGTAATATATAATGGCTTTAGTCACTTCACCTCAAACTATCCCAGATTTGAATTATGAATATCATACAATTACAGTAGACACGATTGGCCAAGAAAGTTCTAATAACTTCACATGTCATCTTCAACAACCTATTCGTAATGTAGTTCAGGCCAGGCTTTTAGGGGCTCACATTCATTCAAAAGTAGTAACAGAACATTGTTACATATCAATCGAAGAACTTGATTCTATATTTAACGATAGAGCTTCAAATGTTTTAACTGGACAGGGTGAATTAAGCAAAGTTAGGGGATCTTTTGCTAGTATCGTTACAACAAGTGCTACTCACGGAGAAGGTGATTCTCTTATTACATTCAAAGATGAGTACCCAATCGTCGCTCAATACATTAATCCAATTAGAAGTATAGATCGTTTTAGTATTAAAATTAGAGATCAGAACGGGAACTTCATAAAAAATTCCTCTGTTTCTGGTTCCAATTATTTCGTATTTAATTTCGTGTGTCGAAAAATGAATTTGTAATTTTCTCCATTTACTGTAGTATGTCTTCTGGTATTGTCCAACTCGTTGCAATTGGTGCCCAAGATGAATATATTATCGGTAAACCGGAAATTTCGTTTTTCAGTACAACTTTCAAACGACATTCCAATTTTTCACAATCCGTCGAGAAGCAGGTCATACACGGAGATGTGAAAAATAATTCAATGTCAAGCGTTCGGTTTGAACGCGCAGGTGACCTTCTTGGTTACACTTACCTTACAATCGATGATACAACCAAGGCTGTTGATGTTTTAAGATGGGATAAACTCATTGATAAAGTAGAGTTACTTATAGGTGGATCCATTATTGATAGTCAGGATGCTATTTTTACTGAAAAAATAGCAATTGATACATTCGCACAGAATATATCTAAAAGTGCCATAGGTACACACCCAGGTGTGAGCGCTCGCTCATACTTTTACCCCCTTCGTTTCTTTTTCTGTGAAGGTCCCCAATGTGCACTCCCATTAGTGGCGTTGAATTATCATAATGTAGAACTCCGGATTTATTGGGGTTCAGAAGCTGCAAATTACAATTTCGAACTTTTCTCCAATTATTACTTCTTGGATAACGAAGAACGTGGAAATTTGGCCACTAGAAAACATGATATCTTGATAACACAGGTTCAAAAAAATGAACCTACCAGGGAAAATATTCAAGAACTAACATTTAACCACCCAGTCAAATATTTAGCTTCTTCTGATACAACCACACATAGTGCACTTACCTCCCCACAAAACAAAATTAAACTTAACATAAATGGTGTAGATTTAGCTAATTATAGATGGGGAAAACCACATTTTATTGACATTATGAGTTATTACCATACAAATTTTGTAACATCTCCAGATTTTTGGTTATATTGCTTTTGTCTAATGACAAGCTCTTTACAACCTACAGGGACTCTTAACTTTAGTCGTATAGAATCTGCAAAAATTATGAGTGAAAATATGACGATTGATCACCCAATATACGCAGTGAACTACAACATTTTGAGAATTGAAAATGGGATGGCGGGTCTACTCTACGCGAATTAATTTAGGAATCTATATTAAATGGTGAAGAATATACCTACCATAGAAAGATCCACTAGAATCAGATTTGGTAAAAACGCACTGGAGGATCAGGCGGATAATACAATCGTTTTCAATGCATCAGAAGAGGAAATTAATGCTGCTCACCCTAATTCCGTCTATTTACACCCGATTCGTCTTCGTGAAGATTATTCTAATAAACAGGTCGTATTACTAATGTATGATAGAGGTACAAAAGAAATTACTGAATCCGGTGAAGCTGCGACAGATATTATTAATACAAGTTTACAAGGTGCTACAAATTTTGGTAATGTCACATCAAATATATGTGTGTTTCATGGATCTTCAGATGGTGGGGGTGTTAGTTTTATAACTTCAAATTCCGTTGGTATAGCCAATTCTAATCCACGAGATCATACCCTTAGTGTGGGTTCTAATTTATTTGTGGATGATGTTGGTTCTAATATTCTCGTTGTATCCGGTAATGTGAGTATCTCACAAGATTTATTTATTGAGGGAAACTTATCCGTTATGGGTTCGACATCTCTCATAGTTACAGATAATACATCTATCAAAGATGCTGTCGTTGAACTAGGTAGAAACAATACGACTGGTGATGTTACATTAGATTTAGGTCTTGTATTGACTCGCCCAGAATCGAATGTTATGATTGGATTTAAAGAGTCTATAGACGAAATTATTATTGCTTATACAAATGATGGTGCTGAAAATCGAGAATTAGATCCTATAACAAATGAACACGTGAATGTTCACGTGTATGGACGTGTATTTACAGAAGCTAATGTAGGTATTATCAATATAAACCCCATTCACACCCTTGATGTTGGTTCGAATTTATACGTTGATGATCTTGCTTCTAATGTATTAGTTGTCCGAGGTTCGGTGGATATCATAGATGATTTAACTGTCACCGGTAACGTTTATGTTGAACAAGATATTGAGGTTGAAGGTAACGTATACATTGACGGAAATGTGAATGTGTATAAAGACCTATCTATTACTGGAAACGTCTATACAACGGGTAATACTTTAATTAGTGACCAGTTAACCGTCACTGGTAACGTGTACGCAGATCAAGATATAGAAGTTGTAGGTAACGTAAATGTAAGTGGTAATGTTAATGCATACAAGGACCTATTAGTCACTGGAAATGTCTACACAACGGGGAATACTTTAATTAGTGATCAGTTAACTGTCACTGGTAATGTGTACGCAGATCAAGATATAGAAGTTATAGGTAATGTATACATTGACGGAAATGTGAATACTTACAAGGACCTGTTAGTCACCGGAAACGTCTACACAACGGGTAATACGTTAATTAGTGACCAGTTAACTATCACTGGCAACGTGTACGCAGATCAAGATATAGAAGTTGTAGGTAACGTAATTGTAAGTGGTAATGTTAATGCATACAAGGACCTATTAGTCACTGGAAACGTCTATACAACGGGTAATACTTTAATTAGTGACCAGTTAACTATCACTGGCAACGTGTACGCAGATCAAGATATAGAAGTTGTAGGTAACGTAAATGTAAGTGGTAATGTTAATGCATACAAGGACCTGTTAGTCGTCGGAAACGTCTATACAACGGGTAATACTTTAATTAGTGACCAATTAACTGTCACTGGTAATGTGTACGCAGATCAAGATATAGAAGTTGTAGGTAATGTATACATTGACGGGAATGTGAATACATACAAGGACTTATTAGTCACAGGAAACGTCTATACAACGGGTAATACGTTAATTAGTGACCAGTTAACTATCACTGGCAACGTGTATGCAGATCAAGATATAGAAGTTGTAGGTAACGTAAATGTAAGTGGTAATGTTAATGCATACAAGGACCTATTAGTCACCGGAAACGTCTATACAACGGGTAATACTTTAATTAGTGACCAATTAACTATTACTGGTAATGTGTACGCAGATCAAGATATAGAAGTTGTAGGTAACGTAAATGTAAGTGGTAATGTTAATGCATACAAGGACCTATTAGTCACTGGAAACGTCTATACAACGGGTAATACAGTCATTAGTGACCAGTTAACCGTCACTGGTAACGTGTACGCAGATCAAGATATAGAAGTTGTAGGTAACGTAAATGTCAGTGGTAATGTTAATGCATACAAGGACCTATTAGTTACTGGAAACGTCTACACAACGGGGAATACATTAATTAGTGACCAGTTAACCGTCACTGGTAACGTGTATGCAGATCAAGATATAGAAGTTGTAGGTAATGTATACATCGATGGAAACGTGAATACATACAAGGACCTATTAGTTACGGGAAATGTCTATACAACGGGTAATACAGTAATTAGTGACCAATTAACTGTCACTGGTAATGTGTATGCAGATCGGGATATAGAAATTGTACGTAACGTAAATGTCGGTGGTAATGTCTCCATCAATGGCCTCACAAGTTCATATTTTCCAATGATGAGTGTAGATAATAAATACCTTGTCGATTCTGTGATACGAAACGAGAATGACACCATTTTAATTAACTGTGATACCGAAATCACAGGTAATTTACAGGTTTATGGTACAAGTTTTACGGTGAATTCTGAAAACTTGAGTATTACAGATCGTATTCTTGATATAGCCAATAATAATGTTTCACATACACTTGATATCGGTCTTGTCATGGAACACCCCGACTATAACATAGCTCTTATACACCATGGTGATCACCCTCATACTTTTAGTTTGGGATATACAAGTAATGGTTATGCTGATACACAAGTTTTACAAAATGTCATCAATGAGATTACTTTCGATGTTTGGGGAAATGCTCTTATTCAAAACAATTTAACAGTAGTAAATAACGATTTATTTGTTCAAAATGGTCAACTAGGTATTAAAACGTTAGACGCTGAACATGACCTCCATGTAGTAGGCAATGCATTCGTAACCTCAAACATTACAACAACTTCAAATGTGATAGTAACTGGTGCAGCATCTTCATCTAGTACAACTACTGGTGCCCTCCAAGTGACTGGTGGTGTAGGTATAGTAGAAAACCTGAATGTTGGCGGTGTTACAAAGGTTTGGGATGCTAGTACATCTACAACGACAACTACAGGTGCTCTAAAGGTCGCTGGTGGTGTGGGTATAGTAGAAAACCTGAATGTTGGGGGTTTTACCAAGGTTTGGGATGCTAGTACATCTACAACGACAACTACAGGTGCTCTAAAGGTCGTTGGTGGTGTGGGTATAGTAGAAAACCTGAATGTTGGGGGTTTTACCAAGGTTTGGGATGATAGTACATCTACAACTACAACCACGGGTGCCCTCAAGGTTGCTGGTGGTGTGGGTATAGTAGAAAACCTGAATGTTGGTGGTGTTACCAAGGTTTGGGATGCTAGTACATCTACAACGACAACTACA